GTAATTTTGGTTATAACGGCGTAGGTATCGATCGTAACTTTGCGTTACAAGTATCAAGCGTTGCACGTTGCCGTAATTTAATTGCCGGCGTTATTGCATCTATTGATTTATCTTTATACAAAAAATCTACAGGCGAAAAGTTAGGCTCTCCGGTTTGGTTAGAGCAACCGGATATCCGCCAACCTCGCAGCCTTACAATCGCTGCAACCGTCGATAGTTTGATATTTTATTCGGTCGCGTATTGGCGCGTTACATCTTTGTACGCCGATGATGGCAGACCGTCCGGCTTTGAGTGGGTCGCTAATAATCGCGTTACGTATACGACTAATCAATACGGTACAGAGATCCAAGATTATTTTGTCGATGGTAATAAGGTACCTATGGGCGGTATCGGATCGCTTGTAACTTTCCAATCTTTACTACCTGGTGTATTGCAGAGTGCAAGTACGACTATTAAAGCTGCTTACGATGTACAAAAAGCAGCGGCGATAAGTGCAGCTACACCAATGCCAACAGGTATCCTAAAAAATAACGGTGCAGATCTACCGGAGTCTCAGATACAAGGTTTACTAGCGGCGTTTAAGAGTGCTCGACAAAATCGCAGCACCGCATATTTAACTAGCACTCTCGATTATGTGCCTACGTCATTTTCACCTAAAGACATGGCGTACGCGGAATTTTCTCAGTACCTCGCTACCGAAATTAGTCGCGCGATGAACGTACCAAGTTATCTAATTAGCGCGGACATGAATAACTCAATGACGTACCAAAATATTTTAGATGGTCGTAAAGAGTTTGTAGCTTATTCTTTGCAGCCTTACATTTCGGCTATTGAGGATCGTCTATCGATGAACGATATAACTAACTCAGCTAATCAAGTACGTTTTGCCGTCGATGATACTTTCCTACGTGTAGATGCTAAGGATCGTTTAGACATCATCGAGAAAATGTTAAATCTAGATCTAATTGATGTAAACCAAGCTCGACAAATGGAGCAACTAACACCGCTAGGAGATACAAGTGCTACTAACGTTTAGTCAAGAAATACAGGCAGCCGATACAGAGCGCCGGATGATCTCCGGACTTGTAGCACCATATGGCGAAATCGGTTTTACAAGTGCAGGCCCGGTTATGTTTGAGCGCGGCTCAATCACTTACGCCGAAGCCTCAAGTATTAAATTACTTATGCAGCATCAAGCCGATAAGCCTGTCGGTCGCGCGATTAGTTTTAGCGACTCAACCGAGGGCGTATATGGATCCTTTAAGTTATCTAGTAGCACTCGAGGACAAGATGCTCTAGTACTAGCTCAGGAAAACCTAGTATCCGGCTTATCCGTAGGGGTCGATGTAACGGCCTCTAAGCCTATGGGGGATTACCTGTTAGTGACGGCGGCGGTCCTCAAAGAGGTTAGCCTCGTCGAGAGTGCGGCCTTTTCTAGCGCCTCCGTAACTGATATTGCAGCCGCTCGAGCAGCGCTTGAGGCAGCTACAAGTACAAAAGAAAAAACTACAACTATCTCTACGACGATCGTAGAGGTCGAAACCGAAACAGAAACAGAAAGCGAGGAGGCCGTGACTACTGCCCCTGAAAATACACCGGAGGAAACTCAGGTAGATGCACCGGTCGAGGCTGAAAAGGTCGAGGCCGCTCGTAAGATCATCCGTCCGTCAGTACTAGACTCTCAGCGAGTACGTACACCTATTACATCTATGGGCGCTTATACAGAGCACAAGATTAAGGCAGCTCTAGGTAATGACGACTCAAAGCTTTACGTAACCGCAGCCGATGATAGCTTTGCTACTAACCCTGCATTTTCACCTACTCAGTACCTAGCGGAATTCCCAACGAATACTCGTTTTGGTACCCCGGCCATTGATGCCTGCAGCCGTGGAGTCTTGCCTACAAACGGCATGACCATAAATGTCCCATCACTCGTTACCTCAGCCGGTGGCGGTACAGGCGTAGCACCTGTCGTAACCGTTGAGGCAGAAGCCGGAGCGGTACAAAATACCGGGATGGAGACGGCTTACCTAACCGGTACCGTATCTAAGTACGCAGGTATGAATACGATCTCCGTAGAATTGTTAGAGCGCTCAGATCCTAATTTTTACGCAGAGCTAACAAATCAGCTACAGAACGCGTATCTAAAGACTCTCGATACGACAGTACTAAACGCACTAATCGCGGCAGGTCAATATAGCTCAGGATGCGATGCAGACTCAGCCGGTATTATTGAGTTTGCCTCAGACTCAGCTCGTAAGGTTTACGAAGCTACGGGTTACTTTGCTAATAACTACATCGCCAACGGATCACAATGGCAGCTACTTATGGGCGCTACAGATAATACCGGCCGCCCAATTTACTCAGCATCTCAGCCAATGAACGCAGGCGGCTTAGTGCAACCGGGATCAATTCGAGGCAACGTACTCGGACTCGATCTTTATGTAGATAAAAACTTTACCGCTACTACAACGATCGACGACTCAGCCGTGGTATTGGCACCGGAAGCATTTACGGTTTACCAATCACCTACGGCGTATATGTCAGTAAACGTAGTATCAAACCTACAGGTGCAGGTAGCCATTTATGGTTACATGGCCACTATTGCGAAAATGCCTAACGGTATTGTTAAGTTTAATCTTAACTAAGCAAAAAAACTAATAGTCGGTAGGGCTCTTAGCCCTTTGAGCCCTACCGGCCCTTTTTAAGTGAGGAGTATAAGATGCCTGCCACGTACGTAACCGAGGCCGAGTTACGCGCTAATCTCGGTATCGAAAATTTATACTCATCTAATACCGTCGAGGAGGTTTGCCAAACCGCGCAGGATCTCATCAATCAATTTTTATGGTTTGACTCTGCGCCAATCGTAGGAGCTAGTTTACAAACTAATATCGTTACTTTAATGGTTGCTAACCCGGCAATATTTAGTACCGGGCAAAGCGTGACCGTAAGCGGATGCGGTGCAACCTTTAACGGCACCTACACAATTACCGGCACTATTCCGTGGACGGCCGGTACGACTACTCAATTACCATCAATAGCATTTAATAATTATGCGTTTAATTGGCCTAATGGTTATAGTTTTATCCAATATGCCAAGACGGCAAGCGATGTAAACTTTTTTAGAGTATTGCCATATGGATCAGCCGTAGGAGCAGATCTTAAGACAAACACCTACGCGACTACTCCGGCCGTGCGTGAGGCCTCAATGATTTTGGCCGTCGATATCTGGCAGGCCCGGCAGGTCAGCCAAACCGGCGGCGTATCGATCGATGGCTTTAGCCCTAGCCCTTACCGTATGGGTAACTCTATGATCGGTAAGATCCGCGGCCTTATCGCCGGATATATGAGCCCAAATGCGATGGTCGGATAATGCCGGCACCTATTACTACTTTAAGAGCCTCACTAGCTGCGGCCCTTGCTAACGCTAACGTATGGAATACCTACGCGTATCCGCCTGCAACTATTACGGCTAATAGCGTAATCGTGTCACCGGCAGATCCATACATAACACCGACTAATAACGACTACGCCAATATCTCACCGATGGCATCTTTTCGTATTATTTGTAATGTGCCTATGTACGACAATCAAGGCAACCTACAAGGTATCGAGTCGATGGTTTGCGCCGTATTCCAAAAGTTAGCTGCATCGCCAATCGTTATGAATATCGGCGCGGTAAGTGCTCCGAGCGTTTTAACGGTGCAAAGTGGCGATTTACTAACTACAGACATTACTATCTCAATACTAACCGAGTGGAGTTAAGCATGAGCCTAACCGATGAAGATATCGCCTTTCTTATTAAGATAGGGCAGATTACCGAAGCACCAAAAAAAGAAACAAAAACACACACACCTACTACAGAGAAAAGCGAGGAATAGGCGATGGCCGTATTTCTATCAAATGGAGTAGTCGTAACCCTTAACTCGGTTGCACTCTCAGACCATGTTACGAGCGCCACAATTAACCGGGTTTTTGAAGAACTCGAGGTTACTGCGATGGGCGACTCATCTAGAAAGTTTACTAAGGGACTAGAGACTAGCACGATCTCTCTAGACTTTTTGAGCGATACCGCAGCGGCAAACGTAAACGCTACGTTGCAGGCAGCTTGGGGTACAACGGTACCAATCACGCTAAAGCAAACTAGCGCGGTTACCTCAGCTACTAACCCTCAGTACGCGACTACCATCCTAGTAAATAACACTACAGATATTAACGGCGCGGTCGGAGATATCGGTACTCAGAGCATCACGTTTACGTGTAACTCACCAATCGTAATTACTACCGCACCATAGCATACTAAAAAAGGGGCTAAAAATGGCACGACTCAAAATAACAAGGGCTACCGGCGAGGTAAGCGAGCATCAAATCTCGCCGCGTATTGAGTACGCCTTTGAGTTATACGCAAAAAAAGGTTTTCACAAAGCCTTTAGAGATGACGAGAAACAGAGCGACGTATATTGGTTAGCGTGGGAGTGCTTACGTACATCCGGCGAAACCGTACCAATGTTTGGAGCCGAGTTTTTAGATACTCTTAAAAAGGTCGAGGTACTAGACGACGAGCCTTTAAGCTAGGGCGCGGCACTCTAACCTATTTGGTAGCGCAACTATCAATACGGTTAGGGGTCGCGCCTCAAGCGATACTCGACTTAGATGCCGAGATGTTTAAGATGTTAGTAAAGGTATTAAACGAGCAAGCGGAGGAGTCTAAAAATGTCGGTAAAGCTAGACGGCGTTAAAGAGACTCTACGCGCGATCCGTAAAATAGATCCCGAGCTACTTAAAGAGATGAATAAAGAGATCAAGGGCATCATGATCCCGATACGCGATAAGGCTCGAGGCTATGCGCCTACCGCTGCACCGGGTGGCCTTTATAACTGGGATGAGGGTGCATATACTAAAAAGATAACGGCCCGTAATTCTGCCTTTCGTACTTTTAATAGTGAGGGACGTGTACGCCGATTTCCTCTTTACCAAGCCGAGGTAGCACGTAAGGGTATTTACTATTCAGCATCTCCGAGCAAGCGTAATAAAAACGGATGGAGCTCTCAGTACATCATCGCTAACGCCTCAGCTAGTGGAGCTATTCTTGAGACGGCCGGACGTAAAAACCCGGGCGGATCCTCTAAAAGTAAATCTAATAATCCCGGAGCCGGTGCTAATTTTATTAACCGTATGGGCCCTCTATATGGCGATGGTGCAAGCCGTGGCCGTATGATCTTTAGAGCATGGTACGAGGATCAAGGTAAAGCACAAGCGGCCGTAGTGCAGGCTATCCAAAATACGATCGCAGCCTTTAATCAAGGCCGTTACGACAAGGCCGCATAATGGCAAAGTTACCCGATTTATTTGTAAATGCCGTCGCTACCTTTGATGGTAAAGCACTCGCTAAAGGCCAAAAACAGATCGGCGGCTTTGAGAAAGGCGTAAAAAAGTTTGCTAAAGTTTTTGCCGCCGCGTTTAGCGTTACGGCTATTACCGCTTTTGGTAAAGCATCCGTAAAGGCTTTTGCCGAGGATGAGAAAGCCGCAGCTAAATTAACTCGCACCGTGAGCAACTTAGGACTCGGTTTCGAGAACGCTCGCATTACTAAATTTATATCCGATCTTGAGCAGACGGCCGCCGTATCCGATGACGTTTTAAGGCCGGCTTTTCAGAGCCTACTCACCACGACCGGATCGGTAGAAAAGTCTCAAAAGTTACTAGCCCTTGCGCTAGATATCTCGGCAGGCAGCGGCGAGGACGTGGCTACCGTCGCCGGCGATTTATCCTCTGCATATGTGGGGCAAACTAAAAGCCTATCTAAGTATCGTTTAGGTTTAAGTAAGGCAGAGCTACAAGGCAAGAGCTTTGCCGAGATACAAGAGTTACTGAATAAGCAATTCTCCGGGCAGAATTCGGCACGTTTAGAGACATATGCCGGAAAGATGGAAGCACTCAAGGTAGCCGCCGGTAATGCTCAAGAGATCATAGGTAAGGGAATAGTCGATGCGCTCTCTAAATTGGGCGACGATAAGTCCATAGAAAATTTAGCGGCTAACATGGAAAAGGCCGCCAAAAGCACGGCCGACGTTATCCGCGGTATTGGCGTACTAGCGGCCAAACTAAAAACTATCCCGGGCTTTGACTCTAAAGATTGGGAGTATGTTTACAATATTTCCTACTTAAAGTTTTTACAAGATTTAGGCGCAGCCGATGCGATAAAGCCTAAACCGTTTACTACACCGATGACTATATCCGGCTCGACAGATTTAGCGGTTAAAGAGGCTAAGGCAAGAGCTGCGGCAGAGGCCGCGGCAGCCAAGCGCGCTAAAGAGTTACTAGCCCTACAGAAAAAGGCAGCGCTAGTAGAGAAAAATAAACTTTCGTTATCAAAGGCTGCGGCCGTATTTGATACTAACCGCATATCTATCGCCGCTGCATTACAGGCTACTTACGACAAGGACACACGCCTACGCCTTGAGGCCTTACAGGCTATTGAGGAGGATAACGGCGACCTCGCACTCAAGAAAATTAACGAGCTTGGCTTGTTACAAAAGGCTACCGATGCTGAGAAGCTGGCCGGCATTACTAAGATTAGCGAGGCAACTCTTGCCGCTCTAAATACTCAGCTACTTACAGAGTTAAAGGTTATTAACGATAGCAAAATGGCCGAAAGCGCTAAAGAGTTAGCGCGACAAACCGCTTTTGGTAAGTACAACGCGGCTATTACGGCAGCCGGTGAGTTAGCGGCTAAAGAGAGTTATAGCGAACGTGTACAGATCCAACTAACCGAAATCGCTCGCCTTGCCTCTTTAAGTAAAACCTCTAACGCGGCTACAACTCTTACAAAGCTTCGTGAGTCTGAGGAGCTTGCGATGATCGATCGCGTAGCTAAAGCACAAAAAGCCGCCGATGATGCTCGACTAAAAGCCTTACAAGAATATGCCGCAGCTTTAGGCAGAATTGGCACCGGAGGCGGAGCCGTCGGAGGAGTGACGGGTACTACTCCCGGCTCGGTCGGTGGAGCACCGGGATCACCAAGCGGAGCGCCTGCAACTATCGCCGATGTAAAGGCTAAAGAGGCCGCCGATGCTATTAAGTATTTTGCGGACACAGTTACAGACACTTTCCAAACCGTCGAGGACTCAGGGGCTTTTAATGCTCTAGTTAAATCTTTTATGGGTGGAGCTATAAATTCATTTAATGCCGGTGAGTTTAGAGCTAACGAGGGTGCTGGCTACGGTACTTTATCGCGAGGCGGTGCTTTTGACCGCGACATCGTAGTAAACGTAAGTGCCGGCGTTATAGCTCAACCGGACGAGTTTGCTACCTTGCTACAAGATACGATCCAAAAACTTAATCGAGGTGGAGATCCTCTAACCGTTGCCGGTGCTCTATGACCGTCCCTACAATTAACGCGGTTATTAACTTTTCTACGGGTCCGGCTTTTGCACAAGCGATGATCCTAGATAGTGGTCTTTTAGGTACAAACGTTTTAGCTGATGCTGCGGCCCTCATTGTGGATGTTTCTAACGTAGTCGATGGCGTTACTATTATGAGAGGCCGTAACGCTCAAGCCGACGTATTCCAAACAGGTACCCTAACTCTGCGCATTGTAGATCAAAATGGCGACTTTAATCCGCAAAATGCGGCAGGGCCTTACTACGGTTTACTCACTCCCCTACGTAAAGTACAGATTACCGGCACATACGCAGGTGTCGAGTATCCAATGTTTAGCGGCTTTATTACTAGCTATACAACTACTACGCCTAAGATGGCGACCGACGTAGTTTATACAACTATAACCGCGGTCGATGCTTTTAGACTTTTCCAAAATTCTCAGATTAGCACGGTGACACTAGCTGAGGCCGGCGACCTACCGGGCGAGCGTGTAAACGCTATCCTCGACGAGATTGCTTGGCCTCCATCAATGCGAGAGATACAGTACGGCGATACCATCTTTCAGGCCGATCCGGGTACGCCTCGCACCGCTCTAGCTGCATTACAAACGGCTACCATCTCAGAGTACGGCGCTTTATATATTAACGCTAGAGGATCGGTAGAGCTTCACGATCGCGCCTTTTGTATTGAGTCTCAGGCTTTCCCGGTAACTAAATTTAATGACGACGGCACCGATATCAATTACTTTAACGCTATATGGCGTTTAGATGATACTCAGGTTTATAACTCTGCCTCAATTACTAAGATCGGTGGTACGGCTCAATTAGCCTATGACCAAGCCTCTATCGATGAGTACTTTATACACTCATATAATCAAACTGATTTAGTAATGGATACAGACCAAGCCGCGCTCGATTATGCCCGGGCCTATGTAGCAAGCCGTAAAGATACTAAAACTCGCTGCGATGCGGTCGAGCTTGATCTATATATGGACGATTATAACGATGGCATCCTTGCAGCTCTTAGCCTAGATTTTTTTGACCCCGTAGAGGTAACGACTAATCAGCCTGGTAACTCAACGCTGCAACAGACTCTGCAAGTGTTTGGCGTAGTACACCGCGTTACGCCTAACTCATGGAAAACGACATTTACAACACTAGAGCCGATTATCGACGGCTTTATATTAGACTCATCAATATATGGAGTGCTCGATACCTCCGTATTAGCATACTAAGGAGCAAGAGATGGCAGCTGGTCTAGGTTTTAAGACCTTTACAACCGGTGAGGTACTTACGGCCGGAGACGTAAACGGCTACCTCATGCAGGGCATTAACGTATTCGCATCGTCCGCAGCTAGAGCCTCCGCAATTACATCGCCTCAAGAGGGGCAATACTCATACCTGAAAGATACAAACTCTCTTGAGTATTACACCGGTGCGGCTTGGGTAGCCCAAGGCGGCGGCGGGGGTGGTGGAGGATATGTTTTTATTAAAAAAGTAGATTTTACAACGGCAAGCACAATAGATTTTAGTGACTCATTTTCATCGACTTATGACCATTATAGTTTACAGGGGACATTAACCTCATCTGCCGACGGTGATCTTAATTTTAGGTGGCGTGTAAGCGGTAGCGATAATTCATCATCTAATTATAATTACCAATTAGCAGATATCGTTAATACAAGTGCTAATAATGCCCGTGTTACAGGACAAACGGCGGGTCGATTTGCGGCAACTCGTACAAGCAGCGGCCGTACATCCTTAAAAGTTGAGCTTTACAACCCTTTTAAGTCAGAAACTAAAAACTGGGTTGGCCACGCTGCCGTGCAAGTTACAAGCGATGTTTATGTTAATCAGATTACCGGCGGCTTTAATGACAATACATCATTTACCGGTATGACAATTTATCCCTCATCCGGCACGGTCTCGGGTACGTTGCGTATCTATGGCTACCAAAACAGTTAAGGAGTTAATTATGTTTATTGCATATGATGAAAACGGAGTAAGTAAACAACGACAAGCAACCGCGGATGAGATTGCTTATATCGAGTCAGCGCAAAAAGAGGCTCAAGGTGTCGATCTTATGCTGGAAAACGAAGCCGCCAAAAAAGCCGCAGCTAAAGCCACGTTATTAAATAAACTCGGCATTACCTCGGACGAAGCTGCTTTATTACTTTCATAATGGAGACAAGTTATAACGGCTACCCGGCCTCTAAAGATCCGGTAGAGATAAAAATAAAGTCCTACCTCGTAAAGGGTACGGACCGTAAGCTAAGGTGCGCCGAGAGTGTTGGGCCTCTCTTGGCCGCCTTTGCTGCGGAGTTTCACGAGCTTATCGAGCCGATCGATGAGGGTACTTTTGACGATTGGGGCTATGCCTACCGCATGGTGCGAGGTAATCCGACAAAGCTATCCTGCCACTCATCCGGTACGGCTATCGATCTTAACGCTACTAAGCACCCTCTCGGCAAGTACGACACTTTCCCGGCTGAAAAAATACCAATGATTAGAGCCCTTGCTAAAAAGTACGGCCTTAAGTGGGGCGGCGACTTTAAGAGCAGGCCGGACGATATGCACTTTGAGGTAGAGGTATCGGCTACTAAGGCTAAAGAGCTCATTAAAAAGTTAGGATTAACAGATGCCAACTAGCAGACAAGTAACAGTAACTACCTCGGCAACGATTTTAGTGCCTGAAAGTATTGGAGATCAAACGGCGTTAATACACGCCACTAATGATGATTTATACATAGGTGGAGCAGATTTAACTATCGCTAACGGTTATCTCGTAGATCATAAAGATAAAATCACGGTACCCGTCGGAGATCACTCAGCTTTATACGGCGTAGTGGCAAGCGGTACTACGGTCGTATCGGTGTTATACCAAGTCAATTAAGGGGCATTTAGGAGCTAAACAATGAAAGAGCAAGCAATAGCAGCGGCTAAGTCTTACGGCCGTGCATCCTTGGCATCCGTAGCAGCTTTGTATATGAGCGGTATTTCGGATCCGAAAGTATTGGCTAACGCGTTTATCGCTGGGCTAATCGGGCCACTACTAAAAGCGTTGCAACCGTCGGAGAAGCAATTAGGCGTAGGCGCTAAGTAATGGAAAGAGCTCAGCTCGTAGTCGGTATAGCTTTGGGGAGCTTTACTATTTTGGGGCTAGGAGCTGGGCTCGTCCGCCATTTAGTTAAGTACTATCTAGCCGAGTTAAAGCCGGACGGCAACGGCGGCCATAACCTAGCCGGGCGCGTTGAGCGTATCGAGCAGCGCGTGGACCGTATCTACGAGATTTTGTTAGAGGATCGACTAGCCAAGTAGCGACACGCCAAAAGGCTATACGCTTTTAATTCGGACAAAAAGCCCTCATACTGATACTACAAACGCTGAGAGGGCTACTCGGTTAGTAGCTTGATCGGCCTTAACAAAGGGCTAAGTAATGAATAGTTTAGATATATTGATCGGTTTGGCAGCCTGCGGTATGGGCTTTATGTTTATGGTAATCGGTTACTCAATAGGACACCGACAAGGGCACGGCGAGGGCTTTGTACGTGGCCGCGCTATCGCTCAAGCTCTGAAAGATAAGGAGCTAATCTAATGGGGTTTTTAGATAATTACGAGGACGTAAACGCACGTATCAAACGCTTTAGATCAGAGTTTCCTAGCGGCCGATTAGTCGCATATATCGAGAGCTTTGATATTGAGAAAGGTACGATCCTAGTTAGAGCTGAGGCTTATCGTGAGTTTGAGGATACGGTGCCTAGCGCCGTCGATTACGCTTTTGGCAACGTAGCAACCTATCCGCAAAATATGCGTAAGTGGATGGTAGAGGACACGATTACCTCAGCTTATGGGCGCTGCATAGGATTACTGACTCCAAGCCTTGAGCACTCATCTAGGCCTACAATGCAGGATATGGAAAAGGTAGAGACTTTACCGGCGAGTGCTGATCCATGGAGTACAAAGGCATCGATCGAGGATATGGCAACTATGGCTAGTGCGGTATTAGAGATCGGTAAAGAGTTAGGCGGTGAGTTAGTAGCTGCTGCTCCTAGATGCCCTCATGGCACGATGATATGGGCCGAGGGTACCGCTAAAGCAACCGGTAAACCTTGGGCAGCTTACAAGTGCACCGAGAAAAACCGCGCTAATCAATGTAACCCGTATTGGCACGTACTCGGCTCCGATGGTAAATGGAAGCCGCAGGTATAACGATGGGCGAGATTACATACATAAAAAACGGGATCGCTTTAACGGTCCACGATGACGGCTCGACAAGTGCTACGCCGGTAGATAAGTGCGACTATTGCGGCGAGTGGGTTAGTCAAACAGGCGGTTTAACTATTCGCGATGTAGGCCTTGAGGTCGTAACGTGGTTGTGTGCAGAGTGTCGAGCTTAGTTAAAGTTATACTCGATAGAGCTCAAGAAATTACGGCGCACCGTGTAGGCCTTGAGCGAGGCGTAGCCTTTAATTCTGATCCTAAGGATGCTAGTAATTACGGGCAGACTTATACAAACTATCACGAGCTCATATGGCAACACGCAGAGGGATGCGGCGCTGAAATGGCCGTAGCTAACTATTTTGGCGATTACGGTTTTGTACCTAAAACCGAAAACGCTCACGAGGAGGCAGACGTGGGCGCTAATATCGAGGTTAAATGGACCAAACACGCTAACGGGCATTTAATCCTACAAAATAGAGGCGAGGGTAGGCCTAACGATGTAGCTATATTAGTTACTGGATGGAGTCCGGTCTATGTGCTACTCGGATGGATGCCGGTACATATGGCTAAGCAACCTAAATATAAACACCCGTACCAAAATAACTATTGGGTGCCTCGATCTAATCTATTTGAGATGCAATACCTAAAGAGGTCTAATTATGGCGTATAAAACTAAATGCCGGCTATGTGGCAAAGTAACAGAGCATATAGAGCGCGTAGTAACCGATAATCTGCCGCCTTACGTTAAGTCCTTACAATGCGTTAAATGCGGTGTTATGGGCATAGTGCTAATGGAGGACGTACGCGATGCCGATGTATGAGTATGAGTGTATTAGCTGCAATATACGTTATGAGCTTGAGCAGCCTATAACCTCAAACGCTGCGCCTATGTGTTGCGGTACGCATATGAGGCAGGTATATCACGCACCGGGTATCAGCTTTAAGGGTAAGGGCTGGGGTAAAGATGCTTAATAGTTATCCACATAAGTTATCCACACGTGTTAATAGGTTGTGGGACACGCTCAAGAATACGCTCAAGATTGACACCTATTTGACTAGAGGACTACGCTCCATACTCGCAGGCGAGCCGCTACCGCGGATAGCTCGCAGGCGTAGTTTGGTGCTTTTGGCCGGGCTATTGCTATTTAGCAATATGCCTGCATCTCAAGCTATAAGCACACAAAGAGATAAAGAAAACTACAAACTATACGCGCATATAAAGCTACTTAATGCTAAGCAATATAGATGCCTCGAGTTACTCTGGAATAGAGAGTCACGCTGGGATCCACGTGCAGATAACCCTAAGTCCTCAGCGTTTGGTATACCTCAATTACTAAAGATGAAAGAGTTAGATCCCTTTAAGCAAATAGATCTAGGTCTTAAGTACATCGCACATAAACACCGCACTCCATGCAAGGCTTGGCAATTTCATAAGTTAAGGGGCTGGTATTGATGGTAAGAGGCAGACAAGACCCGAGAGTAAGTAGAGATTGGAAACGCGTACGCTTAGCCGTGTTAGCTAGAGATGGATACGTTTGTGCTTATTGTGGACAGGATGCAAATACGGTAGATCACGTAGTTAGTATCAAAGCCGGGGGCGATCCGCTTAGTTTAGAGAATTGTGTCTCAGCGTGTCGTCGATGCAATAGCGCTAAAGGATCACGCTCACAAGCGGTTAATCTTTTGTATAGTATTTTGGATCATGGTAGTTAATTCGTCCGGTGCGGCGATAGCCCCTGCATTTATTGTAATCTCATACGTACGAGGATAACCTCCGCCGTAATTCATATAAGGGCTATACCCGCCTAAATCTAATTTTTGAGAGTCGGCTAGTGAGCTAAAAAACTCTGTAGCAGATACATAACTAGGTAAAGCTGCGGTTGCCTTAGCCGTATCTATAACTGTTTTTAATTGAATAGATGGATCAATTAAAGGACCTGTAACAAATGGAGTTTTATCAATTTTTGTTATGCCT